CGGCAGATCAGGGCGCGTCCGGTACTTCTTCCCAGCCCTTCTTCAAATAGGCATCAGCGACAATTTTCCGGATAAAAAAGCAATATCCAATGGGCAGGCAGATAACGGGTATACCCATCCAAGGTGGGCCCGCTATGACACCCAAGCCAATCGCAGTTACCCAGATCAATAGATGGAACCAGAGTTGCGCAAAAAACAGATAGATCGGGCCAAGAAAAAGGATCGCTAAAACCTGGAATGCACCGACTTCCTCTGTCTCATTACTTTCTGGATTCTTAAAATAACGTGCCACGCCAATTCCCTAGAGAAAATTTCTACTTCTGTTGTATCTGCACAATCCGCTCAAGCTTGAGTGCGTCACACTACGTCAATCGTCGCTTGCACACCTATGGGTGTGCCTGAGGATAAGGCGAGTTCGATCAAGCCAAGGCCCGCCGAACACGATGATCTGTGATGGTCTGCCGTACAGATGATGCAGCAGAAACGGCCCTGGGCCGAAAGTGTCGGCGTCCTCATCAGCAACGCCGGGGCGGCACCGAGGAAAATCCCAGCGTGGTTCGAATGGACCGTCCGGCCCACCTCCACTGCCAGCAGTCCCAGGCGCCATGGATGGACAAGCCAAACGAGCGGGGCGTCAGTGAGAACTACAGCGAGAACCTCCGGGCAGCCATCGACCAAGCGATGACTGCTCCGGCCTATCCGCCTGCACGCCCGGAATATCCAGAGATCGACGAAGCGCTAGAAGCCGCCGCGATCCAGTAACTCCCTCGCCTTCAAAAGTCAGACGAAGACCGAGAGGAATTTAGCATTGAAAAAAATGATGATAAGCGCCGTCAACAACCCGGGTAAGCGCATCAGACCAAACAGGATGTAGAGAAAAGGACTCAGCAGGCCGATGATGAAAAGTAACCAAGCAGGTGTTCTTAAAGGACCAGGATCAAACAGCGCCCAAGTCGTGAGCCCGAGCCAAACAGCCCAAAAGAAATACATCGTCATGCCATCTACCCGGAAAAAAGCCCGCTTAAACGTTTGTCCGACCGTATCCGTTTCGTTGAGCATCTGAGTCACCGCTATAACCGACTCCCTTCGAGAGTAGCCGTAGCTCCAAAAACCTCTACTCCCTCCCCCTTCAAAGTCAGCCACTGTTCCTAATACCGGCAGGATTTGGAGGAAGAAGCGCCAGGTCTGGCGTGAAGAACCGAGACGAACGTCTGGTCGTGATGAATGACGTTGCCAAGTCAGTGATCGAGAAGCAGCGCGGCAAGCATCCGCTCTATGTGTTCCCGTTTGGCAAGCCAGATGGCGAGGGGAATGAAACGACCGTTCACCGCATGAATGACTCGGCCTGGAAGAAAGCGCGGATCCGAGCGGCGAAGAAGTAGCAGGAGAAATTCTTGCGGCCGGCACATGACGGCTTTGCCAGAATCCGAATTCACGACTTGAAGCACACCTTTGGGAGAAGGCTGCGTGCTGCAGGTGTGACTGAAGAGGATCGCAAAGCGCTGCTCGGCCACAAGAACGAGAGCATCACCAGCCACTACCCGGCGGCGGAACTGGATCAGCTCATTGCGGCGGCAAACAAGGTATCAGCAACCGATTCGCGTGGACCGGTGCTGACAATCTTGAAGAGGAAGCATGCGTGAAAAATCGAGAAGTCCCACAAAACTCCCGCCCATGAAAAAGCCCAACTGGTTAAAGTTGGGCTAAGTCATTGAAAAATATGGTCGGGACGGAGTGATTCGAACACTCGACCCCTAGCACCCCATGCAAGCGGACTGAACTACAGCCCGCCAAACCAGAGGCTTCGCGCCGGGCGCTCGCTGCAACGATGCCCAACGGTGCGCAACCGCGTTTTACAAAGTCACTCGGAAAGTCACTAAGCCTTTTTTGGCACTCCCTCCGGCGTCCTGCCGACCGAACGAAAATCTCCCAACTGCTACCCTGTCCTCATCACTGGAGGACATCAATTGGCCAACTCAGACCTGCTCTCTTCCCTTCTGTACAAAATCAACGAAAACCAGCTGGCGCTCGAAGCGGCCATCCTGGAACTGTCCAACTGGGTCGAGCAGCATGGCTCGCCCGAAGTCGCCGACAACGTGCGCGGCGCCCTGGACACCATTGACCAGAACGAGGAGTTCATCAAGCTGACGCTCGCTGTGCTGATGGCGCCAGAGTGAAATAGCGCTGCTCGTCGGCTCAACCTCGCCTGAGCCGATCGCCTCGATTACTGTATATCCAAACAGTATCCAGCAAGCGAACCCCAATCATGAACTTTGAACAGGCCAAGGCGCTGAGGATCCAGCGATGGCGGGACACCCTTGATGACCACGACTTCAGAATGCGCAACCCAGAGGCGCACCGATCCTGCCTGCTTGAAACAAGTTCACGGTTAGCCGAGGAACGGCTGATTGATCGAATGGAACAGTTCGAGATGGATGAAATGGCGAACGCTGCGTACTGGCTCGCTGTCGAGGATCTGCACGCGCAGCACGTTATCTTCAGGCCTTCATATGGATATGACGTGGTCCCGACGGGGGGCGGCCCGAGGCTTGGGACAATCTTTCATTCGATATTGACGCTCGATGCCAGCCGAGACGACCCGCGTCGGCCCTACGACGGTCAAGTGTACCGGGACGAGGAAGGGCTCGCGTTGCGATACAGCTACGCCAGCACCACGGGCCGTATCGAAGGGCTGACCCTCACGCTGGATGACGGCCGGCAATTTGACCTGATCGAAACTGAGCGGATGGTTTCGGGAGTGGTATATCAGCCTATAGAAGATCCGGACGTGTACCGCTGGATGCTGGACGTCCTGCAGGTGGCCAAGGAGAACAAGCAGCTCGATATCATGCAGAAAATACGTCCCTTCTTCGAGCTGGCAAGGTTTGCCGCATGCTCGTCATGTAACGACCGGTTCGGCCGGCGGGAGGACTGCGAGCCTTGCGGCGGCTTAGGCTTCGTCGAGAAACCCGTCCATCTGGGAAAACTTCCAATGCAAAGCCAAGGTCAACCGGGCATGGCCAGCGAACCAGGTGAAGATCATGTGCGGCGGAGTTGAAGCAGCGGACAAGAATCGGGCGTATGAACGGGTCAAGGTGTATTTCCCGAACCCCAGGGCCGCGTTTCCCGTGGTGCTTGAAAACGGAACAGATCTTGGGTGGGTGCGATGGGGCCGGCGCCGTGAGGAGAAAGGCACAGGTCCATCAGGGGGATGGGCAAAACTGGAGACAGTCGAGCGCGGCGGATGGGAGAAGTATCACCCACAACGGGCCCTGGGCCTGGTGCAGCGATACATGGAGAAGGATGGCGAGCGTGTATCCCACTGGTTCGATATGAACGAAGGCTACGGGCTGGAGTGCCTGGTGCTGGGCGAGGAGGAAAACCGGCGCGTGTATGTGGTCACCACCTCCCCTCCCACTGAGTTCGTCTGGATACATGACCGGTGGCCGATGATAGGACGGCTCCCCGGCCCTATCACTGACCCAACGCCTTGACATACGCCTGGCACGTCTTCAACGCTATCAGCCCCCGGTCGCCGGCGTCGGTGATGGCGATAATTCTTTGAGCATGCGCTGGGTCAAGTTGGGCTCTTGTTCTTCCATGAACCACGCCGCCGGCGCCGGTGGTGGAAGGCACTGTGCTGCAACTGGCTGAATCCTCGAGGAGGACTGACAGCCGGACATCAGCAGTAGCAAGGCGATCGCGCAGGCGATCCTGGTTACGTTGGGCATCGGTGAGTTCTCGGTGGTGGGTTTGGTCACTGGTGGTCAGTTGCTGTTCCAAGGCCAGCCGCTTGCCCTGCTCTGCCTGAACCTGGTCCGCGGCAGCGCTGCCGATCTTGGCGAGGTCGGATAGATGGGCGTTGGCCTGCTCTGCCAGTCGACCGCTGTACCGCCAGTCCTGCACCTTCCATGTCGCGCTGATCGCCAGGATCAGCGCCACGGCCACGCCAGCGATCAGAAGCTTCAGGCTCCCCGGACTCATGGCACGTCCTTGAAGAAAATGTGGTTGCCCAGGCGGAAGGTCTGGGTCGCCTCCTTAGCCCAGGCTGGCGGCTTCGGCATCGTCGTCGCGTAGTAGTGGGTCGCGCCCTTGGTAATGTCAGGCTCGGCGCCGGAGATCACCAGATCGGCTGCCCGTTGCGCCTGGGCGAACTGCTTCGGCGGAATCTCCTTCGCGCCGCTCAGGTACGGATAGTTCGGGTCGTTCTGGTTCCAGCAGCTGAACTGATACGGCTTCAGGCACACGCCGGCGTAACCCTCCCCCCACCAGGACTTATCCTTTCCATCGTTCACGCGGTTGCGGATCACGCAGGCCACGGCCACCTGGCCGGCGAAGCCTTCGCCCCTGGCCTCTCCGTACAGCGTGCGCGCGAGGATGTCGCGATCCTTCTCGGTTACGGTCATAACTTTTCTCCAGGCAAAAAAAATCCCGCTCGATGGCGGGTTGCGGTAGCAGATTCGAGTCAGATGGTCGCAGCGGAACCCAGCATAGGCGCGGCGATGATTTCAGGGATTGGCGGCTCAACCGGCCACACAGGCGCCTGGTACCAGGTCGGCTGAACCGTGACCTTGCCCAAGGCGTACTTGTAGGTTTTCCAGGCCTTGAGGTTGAGCAGCAATGCGGCCTGCTCCGCCTCTTCTTCTGGCGTGGCCTCGCCGATCTCGATGCCGAAACCGATCGTCTCGATCCGGTCCTGGATGCGCGCTATCTGCGCGTTCGCCTTGTTGTTCCTGGCTGACAGGTCCAGTTTCGCAGCGGCCAGCTGTGCGGCAGCAGCGGCTGCGTCCTTCATGGCCTTGGTGATGAGTTGCGACCAGTCAATATTCATCAAGCCACCTCCGTGTTTGCTGGCTCTGGCAACGGGCCTGGGAAAATCACCGGCCCATCCGGGACGTTTTCCAGCGGCACAGGGAAAGCTTGCGCTGGGCTGTAGTTCCATGGGTTGGGTAGCAGAAGGGTTAGTACGAGCTCCCCGTTTACCCTGTCGACATCGCCAACGAACCACTCGGACTGTATCGCCGCCCCCGGCAACGTATCGCCGTCGCCCATTCTGGAGAAATCGAATGGCTCGCCATTGAGCGTCAGCACATCACCAGCCTTGACGACTTCGAGCGCGTCATCACGCCGCTGCGGTGAAAGATTTATCCGCATCAGAACCACCTCCCCACGTAGATAAATTGAATGGCGATAAGCTGGGTGACGGTGACCGTCGTCGACAAATTGCTCACCTGAAACTTCCAGCCGAGGCCCCCAAAAAAATCAATCCATGAGCTGCCCACCAGGTTCGTACCGGCATCAGTGGCGTACCCTGTGTAGGACTTCACTCCAGTGCCGACAGCTGGTACAGGCAGAGCAAAAGCGCCGCTCTGCGCTGTGGTTCCTGGCGGGATGGTGAATGCAATCGGAGAGCTGAAGTACCTGGAGCAGATCAACAGGCCGTTAGCGAATTTCCAGGCCTCACCATTCCCATTGGTGACGTATTCCTGCAGGGCGCCAGTGGGAAGACCGCCTGACTGACTGACTGTCCCCACCATTGCTGCGGCGGCAAGCTTTGTCGCGGTGCCGGTTGCATTACCGGTTCCTCCCTTCGCGATGGGGAGCGCTGGGGGAAGTGCCGCCGGGGAGCCTGACGCACCGAGAGCGGTATAAAGTTCATCAAAGTTGCTTTGTGCCTTTGTGAAGGCACTACGAGGCGTATCACCGCCCACGCCTGTGGGAGCAGTGCCAAGGTTAATTGTCTGCTTTGACATATGAAAGACCTATTAAATTAAACGACAAGTTTCGCGAATATTGCTGGCATGAAAAAAGCGAACGGATTGGCGGTACCGGTAGCTACGGCATATAGCGTTCCGTTTTGGAAATCCCACAGCGTATAAACCAATCGGCCTTGTGGCGCCCCTGAAACCATGAGCATGCTGAAAGTATTTATCAGCAGGTATTCGTTCTCAGGAAAGGCGAACGGAACCGTGTAATAATTTCTTGTAGCGCCAGTACCGCCGTTCTCGAATCGCTGATATGTCCAATTTTGAAATGCCCTTACAAAAAGAGCACTAGGTGTTCCGGAGTCGAACAGCAGTTTCGTTGACCCATTCCATAGCCTCAATCCGAAGGACGCGACTGGCTGTGAACCAAACGCAGCCGCAAAATAGCGTCCATTCGGCTGTGCCGTAGAGTCGTTGTAGGCTCTTACATAAAATCCGGTCCAGTTTCCGGGGCTTCCAATTACTTGCATTTGCCCAAGGCCAGCAATGGCACCAGTATCTGGTCGGCAAAATATAAGTGGAGGCTCCGCACTGGTGATAGCGATCGGAAAAAATGTGGTCGAACCTAGATTAAACTCCTCAGTTGGAGCATAGCGACCACTACAAATAACATTAAGCCGTCCAAACTCAGAATCAATGACGACTTCGTTATTATTGTTCGTAAAAGTCAGTCCATATGTCATGTGGCGAACCTTATAACTAGGAGTCGCATGGTGCCCGAGGTGGAAAGGCTTGCTGCATGGGTGCGTATATAGTTGTAAACTCGCGCCTCTCCAGAGACCATTTCCGTTTCAAACTGCTTGTTCACCGACTGGTTGTAAGGACCGTTCGGTATAACCACGGCAATAGAGTTGGATGCCGTACATCCCGGGACAGAAAAGCTTTGCATACCTTTCGTTTCATCAGGAAAGGTGACCAGAGCCGAAAGTACCACCCGCATAGTGAACGAGGTTTCGTCGAGCCGCAGGACCCCGTCGGGGCCCCACACCCTTATTCCATGACTCATGCGTCGAGATCTCCAAGCTGCACCCGCTTGACGCCGTTCTGGTCAAAGACCTTGATGGCCCGGTTTGTCATGGTCAGGCGTCCACCACCAGGTGCCGGCCCGTTGAACTCCAAGTTCCCGGCCTTATCCAGGCGCCAGCCCTGCACACCGGCGACGTAGTTGTCGGATTGCAGGTACTGACCGATCTTCAGCATGGTGATGCTGCCGTCTTGGATAAAGGCCGAGTTCATGAAAACCTGGCCGCCCTGCACCGCGAACGGAACCGATATGGCGCCGCCGGCAATGGTGTTGACGATGGCGAACCGGTCCGCGCTGACCAGGAACTGGCTTTGCAGGCCTGCTGCGGTGTTCTCGATGCCCAGCCCGATGCCGGCGGCAACATACTTGCCGTCGGCCGTGAGCTGCATCTTGACCGACCACATCGTCGAGGCCTTGCCGTCCAGTGTTGCAACGGCCTGGCTGACCGTCTGAACGGTTGCGTTCGTCTGATTGATTTCGGCCTGGACGGTCTCCACGCTCCTGGCCGTCGCAATACCATCTTCAAGACGGGCGGATTGCTCGGACCAGACGCCGATGTACACCTGGTCTGAACCCGCGAAGCCTGCCGTGTCGCCTGCCAAGGCCGGGTTAACCTGGACATACACGCCGTCCAGCCTTGAGGCCTGCGCCGTGAGCTCGTCGCCCTGCTGGTCAATCTTCAGGGTGTTCTCGGAGACCTGCGCCGCAAGTGCGTTGGCCTCCAGCAGGATCTGCCCGATGTCCTCCCAGTAGGTGGTGTTCGGCGGAGCGTTTGCCCCGCCTGGCTCGGCAGGAACGTCCAGCTTGGCCCGATACAGGCGATCGCCCTGGTACACCACCGCACCGGTGAGGTACGAGTCTGTCGCCTCATAGAGCATCGGGTTGGAGAGCTCGTCGATCTGCTCCTGAAGACCAGGAATCTTGTTGATCTCGTCCAGCAACTCCTGGCCCAGCTCGGTTTCGGTGATCTGCCCCTCGATCATGTCCAGAATCGGACCCGCATCCGAACTCGCCTGCCCCATCACGCCGTTGCCCACCGGGTACCAAGGCCCGATGTTCCCGGTCCGGTCGACCAGACGCGCCCAGAAAAAGAACGTGGCGCCGGCCAGCAGGCTTTGCATGCTGTAGTCGCTCTGTGGATAAGCCAGGTCGGCCAGCTTGGTGGCGTTCTCCAGCACGTTGGTTGGCCCGTACCAAATCTCGGTCCGCTGCGTGTCCTCTGCGCCAGCAGGGAAGCCCCACTTCAGGCCGATGCCGAACAGCAGCGACGTTGCCGTCAGGCTGGTGACCGCTGGCGGCAGGCCTTCTTTACCCTTGAGCTCAGTCAGTACTGAGCTGCGCCAGATCGACGAGATGTCGAAAGCGCTCACGGCGCGGACGCGCGCCACGTAGGAGCCGGCATAAATGCCGACCACGTCTACGTTGGTCGAGCCGGTGCGCTGGACTTTGATCCAGTTGCCGCTGTCCTTGCGCCATTCGATGTCATACGCCACCGCGCCTTCTACGGCGGGCCAACTGATCGTCATCGTGGCGACGGCCAATCCTTGAACAACCGAAGAGGTGGAAGTCAGCGTGACGCTCGCGGGCGCCGGAACCACGGTGATCGGAATCGCGCTGATCGGCCGGTCCTCCAGGCGGGCACCGGTGTCGATGTAGGCGAACTTGCTCGGCTCGTACTGCAGGGCGCTGAACTCAAAATCGCCCTCAGTTGTGCGGCGACGGCGCAGCACGCGGTATAGCGGGATCGCCAGGTCGTCGGCATCCAGAGCCCATTGGAGCTGCGCCCGTGGCGACTCGCTATATGCGACGGTCACGGTAACGGCGCGGCCTGCCACACTTTCCACGGTACGCCCTTCGGCTTGACCGCCGGGCAGGTTGATGATCAGCCGATCGCCCGGCTTCGCCAGTGTGTCGCGGTCCAGGGTAACGACCCGGCCGGCAGCAGCCGATATCCGCCCGCCAATCTCCCTGCCGGCCAGAAGCGAGTCTGCAATCGGGATGATGTAACCAGGCAGAGCAATCGCGCCCTCCATCCCGGTCTTGAACGTGACGGTCCGGTCCAGGTTGTTGCTGAGGATCGCCCACTTACCGCGGCGCTGGGCCTCGGAGGCACGGGTGCAGCCAATGGCGCTCAGTTCGGTTGGCCGGTCGCCATAGCGGCGCTGAAGGTCGAGGTCCGAGAACGGAATGACGTCGGTATCGAAGTTGTTGGCCGGGTTGTCGTAGCTGACCAGGGCCCGGGTGTACCGGGTCTTGGCCGAGGCGCTGCCGTACGAGAACTTCCCGTCGATGACGTTCGCCCGGGTGAAGACGTAGTCGATGTCCTGGGCGCGCGGCATATCGGCCTGCATGATCAGCTGGCCCTGGGCCCAGTAGGTCATGCCTCGGTAGATGCCAGAGATATCCCGCAGCAGCGTCCAGGCGTCGGCTTTGCCCTGCAGGTTCATGTCGCAAAGGAAGCGCGGCTCGGTGCCGCCCAGGCCATTCGGAACAAGCTGGTCGCAATACTGAGCGATCCGGTACAGCTCCCACTTGTCGACCATGAACGTCTTGATGCGCTTGCCCAGGCCGAAACGGTCCTCGGTGCAAATGCCGTACGTGATCCAGGCTGGGTTGTTGGTCCAGGCCAGCTTCATACTGCCGTCCCAAGTCCCGGTGTAGGTGCGCGCGATTGGGTCGTAGTTGCTCGGGACCTGCCATTTCCTGGCCTTGCACTTCACGGTGACGGCTGGGATGTTGGTGAACTGCTCCGCGTCGAACTCGATGTAGAGGAGCGCGGTATTCGGATAGCGCAGCTTGGCGTCGATCACCTCTGTGAAGCCGGCGATCAGCATGGTGTCCGCGGTCTTGTTGCTGTTCTGGTTGACCGTCAGGCGGCGTACGCGGATCTGCCAGCCGATGGTGGCCTCGGGCAGGTCGACACGGTTCGAGCGCTCATAACGGGTGGTGGTCTTGCCATCAACGGCATCGGTCAGCACTTGCTGATAGGAACCGCCGTCGGTAGCCACGTCAATGGCGTACTCAATCCGGTAGCCGCCGATGTTGCCCTCATTGTCCTGGTGCTGGAGCGCGGGCCAGGCGAACCGCAGGCGCGCGGCTGAAAGCTGGGTATTGGTGACCGAGCGAACCCATGCAGCATCGCTGCGCAGCTCGATATTCAGGGAGGTCTCGTTCTCGACCGAAGGAATCCCGGGGATGTATGTCTGATCGACCGAGCCCGAGCGCCAGTCCCACTTCACGTTCGGGAAGTTGACGTTGCCGCTGGCATCGTTGATCGGCGTGTTGTCCAGGTAGATGTCGGCTGCCGTCGGCACGCCTTCGAACTCACCCTCTCCCACCGCGATCAGCAGCTTCGCCAGGTTCGTCGAGCGCAGGCTGTCGCTGGCTTCCCTCGGCGCTTTCGGTTTGCTGCTACCGCCCTTCTCGCCGTGGATATCGATCTTGCGTGCTGCGCCCATGCTTTCCTCCAGGCGAAAAAAAACCGCCTCATGGGCGGCCTGCTTGATGCTGTGTGGTTACGCTTTGTCTTCGGCGTAGATCGATGCGGAAATGATCATCCCGCCCCACCGGCGTTCGCCGATGCAGATCGGGACGGGGTTACCGCTGGCCGTGGTGTTCTTGGCGCTGCCGAAGGCGTAGGAAGGTGCGTTCTCAGGCCCGGCGCTCTGCTTGAGGCCGGATGCTTGGGGGCTGAGCATCTGAATGACGCCGCCGGCGACAAGAGCAATGCCCACCGGTGCCAGGGCCTGGAACCCCGGAATGAACGAGGCAGCAATGAGCACCGCCCCGACAATTGTCTGAAGCAACCCGGCGCGCTTACTGCCCGAGATCACCGGCACAATCCGAATTTCCTCGGCGCCACCCAGCGCGAACTCCTTTTCCGCGACATTCTTCCGGTTCCGAAAAATCGCGAACCGCATGCCTCGGCGCTCCAAATCCTTGATTGCCAAGTCGAAGCCATCAAGCGTGCATTTCAGCGCTTTGAACGCCTCGCCTACCGACCTGCTTCCAAGTTCTCGGCGGTGGACCCGGCCAAACAATTTGATGAGCGGGCCCGAGAGCAGGATGGTGGTCATTGTTGGATGGCTGCAATTGATCGCTGACACGGTTTTCTCCGGGCATGAAAAAGCCGCCCGGAGGCGGCTTGGTGTACTTCATTTCGTTTACAGACAGCCTCTCACTGCCTGCTCCATATCGCCCCGCCCATATCCCGGGGCCCAGGCCATGCGCTGGTACAGCTTTACAGCACTGCCCTTGGACGTCTTGCGGATGCTCAGCAATTCGTCGGTCATGTTGTTGGTCGCTGCGATGAGCCGGTAGCCATACTCCGTCTCGGACATTGTCACGTCGCTTCGCGCATCCTGCCATCTCGGGAGGACGCAAAGCGCGTACCGCTTCGGGTCCTTTGATGTGCTGGCTGAAATGCTTGGGCCATTTGACTCAAGGTCTCCGGGAGACACGCAGCCCGCCAAGAGTGCCATGCCAAGCGCCAGAATAATGATCTTCATAGTCGTCGATACCCTTACTGGAGCTGCTCAAAAATGTATCGATTATTCGAAGGCTTCCTTTTCGAATAAGCTTCTTCCCAGTCGCGAGCATAGGACGGGAAATGCTCAATTGAAGAGATTCGCCAGCCGTCAGTCGCTTTCTGCCGCTCAAGCGTATATCGGAATCTTTCGCCTGACTCCTTAGCTTTCCGGTCAGAATCATCGTACTCGGCGCCTGGCTCCGGCGGCTCTACGTTCTTGATGACTGCGCTGACTACCGCTCTAGTTTCTGACTCCACTTCTACTTTGGCGATCTTTCTTTCGTAGGCATGAGTAACCGAGCATTTTTCAAAAAAGGGAAAAGCCTCCGAAGCAAGGCCGCGTAGCTTGTCATTAACTGGCGCAGTCGACTTCTGGTACTCAGCGCAAATTTCCCGATCCAATCGAATGCCGGCATCCTTGACCGCCCACCACGATTTCACAGCTGCATCTGGTGAATTGGCCGCGATAACAATGCCCTCAACATCCTTTGTAGCTTTCGCCAACCCGTCAGGCTTGCTTTCATCAAGGCAGCCCGCCAGGGACATTGCCAAAACCGCGCCTACGAACAATCTCATGGGGTCACTCCTGTGGAAGATGGCGCCAAGATATCACCACCCGGGCTGTCTGGGCATCCAGCATGGACGAACGCCCAGTAACTGGATTGGATTCGATAGTAGTAGCGCTGTGCCTGCGTTATCACTCCAGACCCCCATCCAAGCACAGCGCAGGAAGCTCTTTTGTCGTTGCCAGCGCCTTCGGCTGAAGAACTGCCATGATTCTGAAAACCTCCTCCAAGAGATGGGTGGACATTAACGGATCGTAGAGGCTATAGACATACTCCATGGCCGCCTCAGTCATCGCAGTAGTAACGATCACTTGCCCTAGCTCCTCTGGCGGACGACTTGCAAAGCGCGCAAGGTCGGCAAGGCTTTGCGCGTTCAACCAATCCGTTAAATCGCTCATGCCTTTTCTCCTGCGGCTATGCCGCGTCATGTGGTTGGCTGTGCATCTTTGTGTCGGAGGATAAGGCGAGTTCGATCCAGCCAAGGCCCGCCAAAAACGATGATTTCGCTCGGGCGTCCATACAGATGGTGCAGCAGGAATGGCCCTGGGCCGAAGGTCGCGGCATCCTCGCCAGGTAGAGCCGGATCAGTACCGAGGAAGATCCCGGCATGGTTTGGATGAATCGTCCGGCCCACTTCCATCACGACCATGTCGCCGCGCTGTGGCTGGTCGACCCGGTAGAAGCCGGCGGCCTCGTAGTTCGCCTCGTACAAGCTGATGCTGTCCTTGCTCTCCCACCAGCCATCAGCCCGCTGGAAGGCCTCGAACTCCAGCCCCCACTCGCGCTTGTACCAGTCGGCGCACACCTGCCAGCAGTCCCATGCCCCGTGGACGAAGGGGCGCTTCAGCAATGGCGTCTCGCCAGTGGGCACAAGCGTCCGCAAGTCGCCCTCCGGCCAGCTCAAGATGTGCCAGGGCATTCCGGTCGCCTCGCACATCGCCAAGTCACGCGGTGATGGCCTGCTGGTGGCGTCCGGGTGGGAATGAACGATGCCGATCACCTCGCCCAGGTCTTCCGCCGCAGCGTATTCCTCCGGATCGATACGGAACTCTTCATTCGGCTCGGTCGCCGTGTTCGTGCAGGGGAAGTACTGCTGCTTCCTGCCCAGGGCCAGCAGCAGCCCACAGCACTCTTTCGGGTACTCGGCCGCCGCGTGCGCCTGGATCGCGCTCAAGATGTGTTTGCGCATGGTCAGCTCCGGGCGATCAGGGAAACGGCGGGAAAACCACCGAATGGCAAGGCGTTGCCCTCGCCAAAGCGCGGGATGCACCCCCGGCCCAGCGTGGCATCACATTCGTCCAGCTCAGGGTTATCGGTGACCACGCCATCCTTCGTCACGTAGGGCCCGGTGTAGCCGCAGTTCGGGCCGCGGTAACCGCCAGTGAGGCACCAGTGGCAAAGCGTGGTGGCCTGGCGGCCAATAGACTCACCGCCCACGTCGCCCGGGCTGGCAAGCTCCCAGGTGACCGTCTCCCCGTCCTCGTTCGTCTTCTGGTCGATGTACCAGACCTCGATCGTTTCCTGGGTTGGGTCTGCTGTTGGGTTGCCGCCGGGGAAGTTCTGCGCGTCGAGGTACGTGCCCAGCGTGTGTCGCATGGTCAACTTGAACTCAAGCAGGTCATCGAAAGCCAGGCACAGGGCTGTAATCCGGCCATTGACGTTGCCCACCGACAGCGTGGGGCGAACCGCCGTGCCGTCGCCGTTGGATTCGATGCCGTCAATCTGCATCGGCCAGGCGCTGTACTCGTTGCCCTGCCAGTAAATCGGCTTGGCCGGCAGCTCATCGGCCGCGGCGCCGGCAGCGATCAACTCGGCAGGCGTATGCGGAATCGCGTGTCCGTGGAAGCGCAGGATGTCCGCGCCGTAGTCCGACCCGTCCAGTTCAAAGAGCAGCACTTCGCTGCCAGGCTCGAGAGCCTGGATGTCACTGATCAGCGGCATGGTTGCCCCTTATGGATGAAATGCACGTTCGAACGTGGCGGTGAGTTTGAAAGCGCCGCCGCCCGCTGGCGTTGGCACATAGCTCTTGCAGGAGAACAGCCCGAGCTGGCCGAGCGGCGTCGTCCACAGGAAGGCCTTCGCGCCGGCGTGCCTATCGAGGAAGTCCACGATCTGCTGTACCCGCGCCTCCGGCCCCGTATGGGTGATGGGATAGGAGTCCTCCTTGTTGTTAGGCCCGTCTCCCACATCCTGCTTGTAACCATTGCCAAACCTGGCGGTACGCACCCGAAAGTTAATCTCAGGCGAATCTCCGTGCTGGGTAGCCCAGGTGAACGTTTCGATAGCCATCAACCCCTCCCGTTGATAACGCGCCAGATGGCGCCGCCAGGCTGCAAACCTCGGGCGATTGCCGTTTCAGCTTCAGCCTTGGCCGCTTGCTGAATGCCTTTTCCCAGCTGCGTCGTGTCTTCCGTGGTCGTGACGCCGCCGTCGCCGGTGGTCTGGACAGAGACGGCAACGGGGAAGTTGTAGACGTTGCCGCCGCCACTCCCGCCGCTGCTGATGGCCCTCACGCCCAGCTGGCCGCCGGCCGTGCGGGTCAGAGGCATGATCGCCTCCTCCCCCGCTTCGCCCATTACGCCAATCCCACCACCAGCCATGCCGAACGCTGTCGGCTTGCTCACGATGGAGTTGGCGAATGCTGCGCCGTTGGCAAACATCTGCACGCCGCCCGACCAGGCGCCGCCCTTGGCTTGGATGCTGCCCGGGGTGAAGCCTGACAGGTCGCCGGAATACCCGGCCTGGGTCGAGCCGGCAGATGAAGCGCCGCCGCCACCAAACCATGCGCCGAGAGCGCTCCCAGCAATGCTGGACAGAAGACCTGAAGCTGCCTGTCTGGTGGCGATCCGCGCCATGTCCGCCAAGATCGACTTGGTGAAGTCCGCAAACGAGAACTTCCCAGTCATGGCGAAGTTGACGACCGAATCCTCCATGGAGCTGAACGCGTTGGTGAACAGGTCCCGCGTCTGGCCGGCAACGTTGCGCGCGCTTTCCAGATAGTTGCTGAAGGCCGAGGTCGCACCTTTGCGCCAATCGCTTTGCGCCTCGGACATCTGCTCGTAGTTGCTGAGCACTGTTTCGCTCAGGTCCCTCTCGCTTTTGTTAATGGCGTCCAGCTTGGCCTGGTATTCCTCGGCGCTCATGTTGCGCGCCTGGTCGGCCTTGTCGCGAGCCAGGTCCAGGCGCTGCTGGTTGGCTCGGTCGGCGATGCCGTTCAACTCTCCGTTGATGGCGTTCTCACGATCACCACGGCCCACGCCATCCGCCGCACGGCTGCCAGCGCGCCGCAGGGCGACGTTCTGCTGGTCCAGGGCATCGGTGTAGCTCTTGATGGCCTGGGCCTGCTTGGCGAGCCTGCCCTGCTCGTTGGTCGCGATGACTTCAAGCTCGCTGTCGGCCTCCTTCTGCGCCTTGACCATATTGGCCCGGGCGTCGGCGATCTTCTGGTCTAGCTGAATGCGCTGGGCCGCCGAAGTGCTGGCCTTGCCTTTCGTCGATTCGAGCGCGGCGATCTCGGCCTGATAAGCAGCCGTGACTTCGTCCCGCTCGTTGCCGATCAAGGACCGGCGCTTGAGCAGGTAGTCTTCTTGGCTGACCAGGCCAGCCTTCTGCGCCGCCTCCAGCTCCTTCTGCGCGTTTTTGTACTCACTGAGGATCAGCGAAAGCTGGTTTTTCGAGTCGTTGAACTCGGTCAGGTTGACGGCAGTCGTCGCTGCCTTTGGGTCCTTGTTCTTGTCCTGGATGTTCTGGATCGTCTTCGTGACGACCGCATCCTGGACCATCGGGTCGTTCGGGTTGGCCTTGCGCAGCGCCTCGACGTCCCGCTTGTACTCCTTGATCAGCTTGTTGCGCTTCTCCTCGTTGGTGAGGTTGGAGTCGCTGATCGCCTTCAGGCGAGTACTCGCGTCGATGCCTTCGCGCTGGATCTGTGCGTTCAGGCCTTGAGCCTTCGCTATGGCGTCTTGGGTGTTCTTCTGCTGAGTCAGGAACTCCAGTTCCAAGCGGGAGTTCTTCAGCTTTTCTTGGGCGTCAGTATCGCTTGGGTCGCCGTTGACCATGCTCTGGGCAGCGGCTACGCGACGTTGAGCATCGGTAATCTGGCTCGCCAGGGCCTGCTCGCGGCCAATGTCCTTAACTGCGTCAGCAGTTGCCGAGATCTCACCCTTCAGGCTTTTCCAGCCACGCTCCCAGATGGACAGGTTCTCGGTTACCTCGCTGCTGCGGGTCTTGATCGTGTCGACGTAGGTGTCGGTGAGCAGCTTGGCCGCGCCGATGGCGTCGCCTTGGGACTTAAGCGCGACTATCTGGGCATAGGTGCTGACCGTCAGGAAGTTGTACTGGTCGTTCAGCTCCTTGGCAGCTGCAACCGGGTCCTTGCCGATCTTCACGAACTCAGCAATCGTTTCCTCGACTGCCCGACCGGTTGCTTTTTCCCACTCCAGAGCGGCGACGGTGATGCCTTCAAAGCTGCTGCTGACGATCTTTCCAGTTCCTGCCAGCTTCGTCAGGACCTCTGCGGCGGCACCAGTGGTGCCCACAGTTGCGCTGACTTGGCGGGCCATTTGAGTCAACGCGTCCGCGGAGATACCAGCAGCATTCCCGGTCTTTATCAGCTCTTCCCGGTATCCAACGGCCTCCTCACTACCGGAATAGTAGGCATACGTCAGGCCGGCAATAGCCGCAGCAGCCACGGTGAAGGGGTTCACCAGGCCGAGCACATAACCGCCCAGAGCACGGACCGCCGGGCCAATGCCGCCGAACATGTCCTTCAGTTGGCCGCCCTGCTGGAGCAGAACAGTCAGCGGGTTCTGGCCGCCTTGCAGCGACACAGCGATGTCCGTGAACTGTGCGGGCACGCCACGCAGTGCGGCGGCAGTCTGCTTGGCGGTGTTGCCGGTGCGGGTCAGCGAATCATCGAACCGTCCCAGGTTTGCCCGAGACTGATCGATCTTGGCCTGGTATTCGCTGAAGGTCGACGCGTCGAGCGCGCCGAGCTTCTTCTGCTTCGCCAGTTTGGTTTCGAGTTCGTCCAGTCGGCCCAGTGCCTTGACGGTCGGGTCAATCTCGCCCAGCAGATCGCCCAGCTCGTCCTTCTGCTTCTTGATCGAGGCCGTGGCCTTGTCAGCGCCACGGGCAACGCCTTCGGCAGCCTTCTCCGCCCGGCCACCCGCCGCGGTGAGTTTGTCGAGGTCGGAGCTCGCCTGCGCAGCATCGGTCGAATCGACCTTGATGCCGAGTTCAGCAATAGAAGTCATGCGGGCTCCGTTATTTCGATTCGCTCATCACGAGCATGGCTTCTGCTTCCATGACGCGGACGTCGTGAAAGGCTTCTGAGAGTTCGCGCCGCTTGATGCCCAGCATGCTGGCGACCGGTGGGAGTGCGTTGTAATCCAGGCCAGAGGCCCCACCCATGCCGGTGCGCCACTGAGTCGACATCGCCTCGAAGAGGCGGAAGGCTGACCAGTTATCCGGCCAGACCTCGTACTCTTCATCCGGGATGTCAGCGAGCGTCATGCCGAAGGCCGCAAGGTCCGCTTCGGACGGCCCCGGTTCGTACATGACGCGGGCGGCGCCGCTCAGTTTCCCAGGCGGGCCGGGTTGTAGGCGCTCTGGTAGGCATCCAGAACGGCTTGAGGCGCGCCGATGCAAGTGGTGACCAGTGCCGTCAGGGATTCATCCGACAGCTTCTCGTCGAAGGCCCAGCCGGAAACGATGTCCCGGAGCTGGGCGACCTGGATGCCGATCTCCGAGGCTGTGGCCTCCTGCCAGCTCAAGCCATCCTCCTTGACCTTGGTGGCGTGCTCGTCGCGTGCGCTGCTCCATTTGTCGAAGAGCGCAGAAAGAGCCAGGCGATCCATGTACTTGAACTCGAACTCCACCTCTTCAGGTTTTCCGCCAACGCGGGGAATGGCGACCTTCGCCTTGAAAGTCGGGTTCTGGGAGATTCTGATCTTCGCCATGGGTTACACCACTGCCGAGTAACGGGTTGGGCGGCCGGCCAGCGACAGGCTGATAACGCGGGTCATCAGGTTGTTACGGGACAAGGCCGGGGTCGACGTGATGGTCACGTAGGCGTTGTAGAGGATGCTGTCGCCGTTTGGCAGGTTCAGGCGCAGAACGCGAGTCACCTTGTCTTCGTCTGCGGCCTCTACCACGGGCACGTACGGCAGAGCCGGGTCATCGGCCACGGTGACCGACATGCTGATCGGGTTCTTGGTGGTCGGGATCTGGCGATCATCATCGTCAGCCAGGAAGCCGAAGGTCAGGAACTGCTGGTCGCCGCCGCTGGTGGTAACGTCCGTGATTTGCGAGATCTCGACGAAGCTGGTCACTTCACGCACCGAGCCGATGCCGGAGCCGGCCGGGTATGGCTGCAGGTTGGTGGTGTTGATGTTCTCCAGCGCGAAACTACCGGTCAGGCTGTCCGAGACGCGCGCGGCGCGATCGTTGAGGCGAGTCCAGCCAGAGGTTACGGCCAGGATGTCGCCATCGCTCAGGCCATGCGCCGCGGCCGTCGCTACGGCAGGATTGGCATTGCTCAGTGCGGTAACCGGAATGGCAGCGCCATACGCCGAAGCAATTTGAAGGGTGGCGCCGTTGGGGAGTCGAAAGCCCATGGTTGTGTTTCCTCTGTGCAGAAATGACAAAACCCGCTCAGTGGCGGGTTCAGGGGTTGCCCAACGGGCGAATTAGTTGGTGTCGGATCGATACCGGAACGATGCCGGTACCGTGAAGGTGTTGCCGTCTGGTATCCCAGGGCCTGGCGCTACCGGCGTCATCACCAGTGCAACAAGCCCGCCGCGGGGAATGCGCAGATTCAGCGGGAACAGCGCGGCCAGCTCATCCACGATGCCGCTCGCCTCGGTCCGGTACTTGCCGGACGGGGCCACAATGTTGACCTGGAACGCGCCGGTATACAGCCGATGGTCGCCGCCCAGCGTGTTGCTGGCAGTGTCCGCGGGAAGCGTGAATGCCCGCAGATACGTCTCTTCGGCGCCGGGTGTGTAGGTCTCGTTCTCCGCCACCACCTTTAGCGGCTTGGTGCGAACCTTTGCCCAGGCCAGCAGGCGCGACTCGAAGGCCGCGGCGATGATGTTGTGTGACATCAATCCACCTCATAGGCGAGCGCCGGCGACACTCCATGCAAGCTCTGGGATCGATGGCAGGAGGCGCACTCATGAAGATATTGCGCGGGAAATGAGAGCAGCACGGGTGAGTTTTCCACCTGCACCAGCCGTCCACCGCACTCGCAAAGCGCGTATCGCATTACCGGTCGAACCGGCACGTCTTCGTATTTCATACCTGGTTGTTCCTGATGGCTTCTTCGACGATCTGCTGAAAGCGGGCCAGTGTTATCTGCACCATGCCGGCCGGGGCCTTGGCTGAGTGTCCATATTCCAGAGGAATCGCATACGGCAGATTGTTCAGGATGTAAGCTGTCTGCCCTGCCGTCAGGTCACTGGCAGAAGCGATCAGCGAGGAGATCGCGTCCTGACCGGTCGGATCAACCTCGTCGAATGTGACGCTTTCGATGTTGTCGATCGAGAGATGCCAGTTGCCTTTGAATCGGCCTGTGTCGACAGGTGAGAGGCGTATTACAGACGTGCCAAGCTCAATAACGACCTCGCGAAACACCTCGTCGATTGCGCCCTTCGCCTGCTCGGCAAACTGCGCCAGGCTTTCAGCGAAGCTCCCCTGCTGTCCGCCGTAACGGCTGGTCATGTGATTCGCCATTATTTGCGCACCTGCAGTTCGAAGCCAACCGGCAGACCGGCGAAGTTCCACGGAGCAACGGCTATCACCGTGTAGGCCGTGCCGTCGAATGTGATTTTGTCATTGCTCTGCGGCGCTAGCATGTCCTCGCCGGTCAATTGAACCGGCGACACCAACAGCTTCACGTCGCCGCGCACGATCAGCGTTCCGTCGATGTATTGATTGTCGTACTCCTCGCGAAAGCCGGAGCCGTTGATTACCAGCTCGCTTGGCACCGACGGCGCGTCTGGGTCGTATTCACCGACGATCTCGCGGCGAAGGACCAGTTCGAGCCCTTTCCCGCCCTTGCTGCGGGGCGCGAGCATGCGCGTGGCCGTAGCCTTGGCGCGGTCATAAATGTCTGGCATCACTTTCGCCTTATCTTGTAGATCGCCGTGCACCGGCAGCCGGCGCGCTCACTCCATCCAGCTCCCAGGCTTGAATCACCCGGGTAGCGCAACAGGGCACCGTTAGGGCTCTGGAATGGCTGATCCTTCTGCACTTCTTGGCCGCCCATCACGGAATGGGTGTGGCGGACCTTCTTGTCCCTACGGTCGCGCCAGGTCTTGGTGACCAAGTCACGATCAAGGCCCTGGGCGATCAGTTGCTCGTAAACCTGATCGCGGCCGGCGCCGAACGCTTCAAGCGCTTCAGCCTTCGAAAGCATCTCGGCATAGGTCTTCATCAAGCGCTCGGCATACCTGCCGGCGATCTTATCCACGTCCGCCTGGGCGACAGGCTTGCCGGCTGCGATAGCGCGATTCACGATGCCGTCGAATCGACGATCGCGACGGGTGCGCTGGAGGTACTTGCGCATCTCGTCTGGATTGCCGCCCAGCAACTGCTCGCGGGCATTGATCACGAATTGGGCGTAGTTGCCAGGCAATCCGACAACCCCGCCAGATCGCGCGCCGGTCTGCGCGCTGACCCTACCCAGTAGATCCAGGGCGGCTTGCCGAGGACTTCTGGTAAGCGGGGTTGCTCCGACCTCAACCTGCACCGCTGGAGTGCCGACCACCTGCCGACGCGACCCCATCACCGCACGTATCGCCTCGCGGACATTCAGGTCGGCGTCTCGGCGAATCGCCTCGGTCTTGGCTGCCAGCCACTGCTCCGGCTCGGGCTTGCGGGCGTCGAACTCAAACCGGCCCCGGTCTTTGGGAATTGCGATGGCCTTGATTTCGAACTTGGCCCCAGCCAGGTAGGCGCTGCGGATCAATTCCAAGGATGCAGCCATCGCGCCCATAGCGAGCAGCGCGGCCAGGCCGTTTTCGTCTTCCTCCGCAATGAGGCGTTCTACTTCGGCAACCGTTGCTGCGCTAACCACCAGCTTTACCTGAGCCAGGTACGCCTGCTGCATCGCAGGCTCCATTCCTTCTATGGCCTGGATGATCTGCGCCGGGGTCATACCACGAACACCGCAGGCAACGTGTAGCGGGCCACCAGCAGAGGGGCGATCATCTCGTCGATGATGCTGATGACCGGGCGGACAGCCGAGGCGCCATCTACGCCAACCGAAACCGCGAACTCCTCCTCAATCGGGCCAACCTTTTGCCGCTTGACCGTCGAGGACGCCACGTAATCAGGGCTCAGGCTTCCGGGCTCAACCAATTCACGCAGGGCGGCTTCATAGGTGGCCTGCTCTACCTCGATGGGCACCTGGTCCGCTGGGATGGAATTGCCTTCGTAGTCAAACGCACCTGTGCGCGGCCATTCCCTGGCTTGCCCTCTGCCCTCGGTCTTCACCCCGGGGAACAATGACTGCCACACACCAGAAGCGAGTAGCTTCCGGTAGCGGCCGTCGATGTAGACCGATGCCCGGATCAGCGCAGCCTGCTTCGCCACGTCATCGCCAGCCCAGGCGGTATTCGCGCGCGCAGCGTGATAGGCGTCGGCTGCTGCGACGGTTCCGTAAAAGTCAGGCATCGGGATATCTCGAATAGGTGGAGCGACCAGCGCTCCGGGTTTTGCGGGGGATTACTGAGCAGCGGCCAGCTTGGCTTTCAGCTCTTCCAGGCTGTCCTTCTCGTCGAATTCGACACCCTTCGCGGTCACCTGGTCGATTACGTCGGCGCGCTCTTTGGCTGCCAACGCTTCGTCCAGTTTCTTCTGAAGGGTTTCGGTCCTGCTGTTGCCGGCGGCATCAATGCCCAGCTCTTTCAGCTTGGCGAATAGATCGGCGCGCTCGTCGCCATCGCCAGCAGGCGCTTTGCCTTCCACGCTCAGGAAGGAGAGGCGCGAAGCCCCTTTGTGCCCTTCCGGAGTGAGCTCTACGTCCTTGGTCTCGCCCGGCTGGATGAACACGACGCCTAGAGAGGTGTGAACGCCTTGCAGCGCCTTGGAGTTGTTGGTCACTTTCATGTCGACCTCCTATCAGGCTACTGGCGGGGTGATTTCGTCGAGGTACGCAACGGCACCCGGCAGACGAATCTCGGTACCGCCGGTACGGGCGATGATCCCGGTTTCGAAGCCCATGATGGACTTCTGGCGCGGGGCCAGGACGCGGCGCGGCATTGGGAGGTGGAACCGCAGTACTTCGACATCCTTGCGGTATGCCACTGCACGACCACCACCATCCTGCGAAGCGTTGCGGGCCTCACGAATAGGCATGATGTCCAGCGCCTGACCGGTTTCCGCGGTGTAGATATTGTTTTTGCGCAGGTACTCCAGCAAGGTGATCATGCCGTCGCCCGAGCCCAGGCGCTTGGTAGCGGCGAGGCGGAAAGCATTGGGTGGCAGGCGCAGCGTGTCGGCCCACTCGACTTCCTCAGTGTTGGTGCGAACACTGGAAAGCAGACCGTTCACATCTTCAAGGATCGCGTCGGCGTCTTTCGTGGACCAGAAGGTCGAGCTTCCGGTGCCGGTGGCAGCAGCATCGACGCGGGAAACGCTGGTGTTGTTGAGCAGGCCCTGCCAGTTCTTCTCCGTCGAGCCGACCATAGCGATGCTGTTCAGCAGCCGCTCAACCTTGTCCGCGGCGCTCATGGCCTTGGTGTCGTTGAGGTTGATTCCATACATGGCGGCCTGGTTCACTTCTTCCAGGTTCCATTCCCAGCCAGAGCCGATCATGGCGAAGTCGTGCGAGGCTTGATCGCGGGTAGCCTGGTTGAACGGCATGTCGGTACCAGCGCCGCTGAGGAACTTGGCCTCGCCGGCGGTATCGACGGTAAAGAAGGTGGTGCCGATTGCCCAAGGGGCGCCTTCAGTGACCACAGGCACATGCGCACCGTAGTTGAAGGTTGGGTAGCGGCGCTGGTAGACGCGAGTCTCGATGTTCCGGCCTTGGGCCAGGACAAACGGGAACGCGGCCTGTGCGTCTGCGAATTGAGTCATTTTGTCGAGTCCTCAGCCTTAAACGGCATCAACGATCGGGCGAAGGCCCATGGAAATTTCGACGATGTCGCCATCCACGCCGCTGGTGTCGAACACCACTTCAGGCAGAGGGCCAACCACGCCAGCGCCGGCGGCACCGACATAGCGATTGGTCGTCGGGTTGTAATACACGGCGCCACCGTCAGTGACTGCGCCGCCAGCCTGGACCTTCATCGGGCCCATGGTCATGAAGGCGCCGGTGAAATACTGCGGATACCCGTCCACCAGGGTGGAGCCGACCGCAACAGGAGGAACAGCAGGGTTCAACACTGCGAAGCCGATGAAGACGCCAGCCGAGTACGGGACAACCCCGTGATCCCCGGTGCCGCGCTGGGCTGGGGCGCCGAAGCGAATGCCGGCGGCGTTCTCGACCGTGCGCGAGATCTTGTTGCACTTCTCCTCGCTGGCGATCTGACCGACCAGGCCCTTGGCGGGAGCATTGGTATACGTGGTTTGGTAAGTAGCCATTGCTGTGCTCCTTATGCCTTCGGCAGGTGGGCGGTTTGCATGTCGGCAATCATCTGCAGACGCGCTTTTTCCGATTCGTCGCCGACGGTCTTGCCGTCCTGCTGAATCATGTGTTTGCGGAACGGATCGGCGGCCGGATCCTTCGCGGCGTCCTCGACAAGGATCTCGAAGCGCGCGTCGATGTAGGCATCAGCCTTGCATGCCACAGCTGCGTCACCAAGCTTGGCGGTGACCACGGCCTTCCGGATCTCGGCATCGGTCTTGCCGGTGTAGTCGGCATCGGCGATGGTCTTGGCCTTGGTGAGCAGGTCGGCGCGGGCGGTGACGCGCTTGTCGATGTCTGCATCGCTGAGCTGCTTGGCCTTGAGGGCGTCGATCTCGGCGTCTTTCTTCGCCAGCTCGCCATCCTTCAGCGCCAACGCGGCGGTGTGCGCGTCGGTCAGGGATTTGATGTTTACCCCGGCATCGGCCAGCTGCTTGGTCAGCTTGTCGATCGCCTGGGCGCCTTGGTCGGTCGTCTGGACGGACAGGCCATCAACGATGACCGTACGCAGTGTGTCAGCCATGTCATGGCCTCCTTTGGGGGTGTTTGGTTTGTGGTCACCGATGCGAAACTCTTCGCCAGCCCGTGCGCTGTGCACCAGACTGAGGTGATTCATTTTCATTGGGCCAAGGCTGACGTGATAAGCGTCACCCTCCGGCGTTACGCCATCCTGGAAGATGATTTCAGCGCCATAACCCATGGAAAGCTGTCGTTTTCCGGCTTCGAAGTCGGAGATGGCCTTCGCATCCATGAGGACCAGCGGAACCTTCACCCGCTGCCCATCACGGATGACCTCGCCGCCCGTATTGCCGACAGCCACGTCCTTCCAGTTCTGGGAGTTGACGCCGTCGCCACCGGGGTGATCGTTGGTCATAGGACGGTAGGCGTACGAGTTCATCGCGTCTTTGTGGAACACCGAGCTCTCAGGCCGGTACACCTTGACGATTGGAAGGTCCCGCAGCCCGTGTTCGTTGTTCGGGTCAATCTCGGAGCCGAGGTAATCCTGAATGCCGGTGCGAGCCACAAATGCCTCGGCCACCAAGTAACCGTCTGCCGTGCGTCGAACGCCCGAGACAGGAACAGAGTCGGTGAAAATCATGGGGTTACCTCTGCGTCGGTTTTAGGGTCGTCGGCGGCAGCTGCTAGGTCATCACCCTCCTCATCCTCTGTCCGCTCGTTACCGAACTTCTCGATAGCAGCCTCCAGGCCAGGCATGACGCTGAGCTCCACCAGCAGGTTCACTGCGGAGGCGGACAAGGCGTCCTCGGGGAACAGGCCTGATTCCTTCAGCGCCTTGATGGTTTCCGCCGTGGTCTTGCCTATGTCTGCCCGCTCCTTGGCCGTGGCCTGCCACAGTGGCGCCCAGACGTAGTGGATTTCCTTCGGCCGGCTGCCCAGGGCAGATCTGATCAGGCACTCGTCCAGCACGCTCATGGCTGGCTTGATCTCCAGCTTCTGGCGCGACGCGACGTTGTCGTAGTAGTTGCGGGTGTTCTCCTCGCCGTTGGCGCCCAGGCCAGTGGAGGACTGGCCGAACATGCGCGTGCCAGGGATATCGAAGGCACCCGCCACGCCCTGCTCGGTCTTGGCGATCACATCGGGCAGCGTGCTGAAGCTGGCCGACTTGGAGCTGTGCGTCTCCAGACCGTCGAGGATAAGCGTCCCGTTGATGCCCTTCGCGGTTGCAGCCAGGCGCAGACGCTCCAGCAGCTGCCGCTCGTAGTTCTTGTCCTGCATGCTGGACATGAGGTTCGGAATGTTGATGACGTCGATCTTGGCCTCGTAGACCAGGCTGACCACGTTGGCGACCGTCTCGTCGTAGTGACGCACGGCGGGCATTGCGGCCAGCAGAACCGAGTCACCCCAACCGAATCCGCATCCCACCGCGAGCTCTGGGTCTGGATGCGGCGAACCGATGAAGATAACCAGGCGGGACGGGTGAATTTCGACCTCGCTGCCAGGGAGACGGTAGGCCTTTGGCTTTCCGAATCGCGGGCTTTGCGGATCCTGCTCAATCTCGGTCGCGCTCAGCTGGCGACGGGTCATGACAGTGAGGTACTTGATTCCGCCCTGCTGCACGCGCTCAGGATTCAGCTCGGATGCCGTGTCACGCTCGCCGGTGCCGATGAATACCGCAGCACCACCGAACAGGCGGGCCTTCAATAGCGCCTCCAGAGTCTTGCCCTTGACGTTCAGGCGCTCCTCTTCGGCCTCGATCAGCTCGATCTGAGCTTTGTCGGCCTGCCAGTTGCGCCAGTTGCGGCAGGCATCTACCGCAGGGATGGTTACGCCCTTCTGTGCGGTCCAGGAGCCACGGAAGGCGTTCAGCAGCTGCTGGTCGTCCATTTCCGGGAGGACATAGTGCGAGTGTGATGCCTTGTCGCGCGCAGTACCCAGTCCTGCGACCAGGTTCTGCAGGCTGTCTTTCAGGTAGGTGAGTGCGCTCATTTTTCGCTCACGTTCGCGAGTGTGTAGGAGTTTGCGAGGCCGTACCGCTGGGCGATCATGTAGCCCATCGCATCCACCATGTGATCGAACCCGCCTTTCTTGTCTGGATCGCCCTTCTTGTCGTAAACCTGGCGCTCAAGGCACTGGGTCAGCTTCGGGCACTGGTCAACGTTGACCTTGTAGCGGCGCTCGCCGTAGGCGTTGAGGAACATGGCGTTAACCGCGTTCACACGGTCTTTCACGCCCGGGTTCGTCGAATCTACGTACACGGCAAAGCCTGCTGTGCGAAGCAGCGACAGATCGGACTCGCTCGCGTCTTTGCTACTGGTGTTCTGGCCGCTGGCATCGGGATACACCGCGATGCTGTGCCCGTGGAACCGCGCCTTGATCTTCTCGATCATCTCGGGCGTGTCACGCACCGTATGGAACTCATCGAGAGCCAGAGGCAGGCCGTTACGGACCACGTTGACGACCGCCGACATTTTCATAACGTTGAAGTCGATGCCGATGTGCAGTGCTTCACCGGGCTTGATGCGCTCGGTGGTGCGGCACTCGTCTCGGTTGAAGGTGTAGTAAACGACGCCTTGATAGTTCTCAAAGCTCGCCTCGTATTCCTGGCGGAACGTGCGCGGGTCCATCTTACGGCGTGCCGCTTCGATCTCTTCCGGCGGAACGTTACCCCCGTCTACCGAGGTGTAGAGCCAGCTTTTGTGGTCGGGCTCGTTACCCGGCCGGCCATCTTGAAAGGTGTCGTAGCAGTGGTTGAAGCCTTTCGGAGTGCCGATACGCAGGGCGTGGCCGCCCTTCCGCAGGCCAATGCCCGGTATCGAGTATTGGCAGGTCGAGAGCATCGGCCTCAGGACTTCTTCCCAGGCCTCCCACGGGCAGTCCGCCCATTCATCCACCAGGACGAAGAACAAACCGGAGCCCCGCAGGTTGTCGTAATTGTCGAGCCCCACCACGCGCATTACGTGGCCAGACTTGAGCGTGATCGAGCATTCCGTCTCATTCGGGCGATGTGCACGCCAAGCCTCTGGGATCGCTTGCTTCAGCCGTCGCCAGAACACACGTTTGGCCTGCTTGAAGGTCGGCGCGCCGTACCAGATTTCATCCTCGACGCTCACGCCCCACTCAGCAGCCAGCCGAGCAGCGCGTCGCATCTCAGCCTTACCCAAGAACGTCTTGCCGAACCGTCGACCACACACCGCATCGCGGAAGCGCGCCTGAGGCTGGAAGCCCCAGCAGTAAATGTTCGCCTGCTTCGGCGTCAGCTTTACCGGCGGGTCATAGGTACGGGGTAGCGGGGACATTCTCATCAGGCTCCAGGGTGTACTCAGCAACGGCGTGCTGCTGGTCCGCTTGGGAGCCCAGAGGTTTTTCAGGTTCAAGGCGGCGATTCACGTAAACGTCGCCCACTTCTTTGGCTGCCTGCTCCAACAACTGGGCAGTCAGCGCCATGTTCTTCATGTTCTCGGCCTTCTCGGCCATGCGCCCCAAGGTGCGAAGGCGATACGCTCGGTTGGCGATCGGGATCTCTGCCGTCTCTTCGCGGAACCTCTTTCGGGTGTCGTTGAACAGCGTCTGCCACTTCACGTGCAGGTTGCGTCCAACGTACTTGGTTGGGTCGTATGCCTCGCACTGCTGGCGGGTAACTTCGAGCCCGAATCTTTCTTTGACGGACGCCACCACTTGCGATGGCGTGTCAAAGCAGGCGAGAGCCTGTACGACAAAGGCTTTCACCTCGTCTCTGAGTGCGGCCATAAGTGGGCATCCGTCAAAGTACTGTCAAAGTCAGGCCGACTTGAGCAGACAGGTTCCGCAGGCCCTCGCAATGTTCAATTTCCCCACCTCAGCAGGACTGTTTGCAGCATCCACCAGCTCTTGCACCTGAGCGCTTGCCCCATAGCGACGCACCACACCGACGAACTCTTCCACATCATGGCCCTGGAGCTTGATCTTCGGCGCACCGTCTTGGGTGAAGGCTGGTTGACCGTACTTGTCGGTCGCGTGAGCCAGGTGATACAGCTCATGCTCAATCAACGCGCAGAAGTCGAGGTCACTGCAGTTGGCGCAGTAGTCAGCAGCCAGGGTGATGATGAAGCTCGGCACATCGCCGAACCAATCACGCATCTGCTGCTCCATCCGGGCCTTCTGCCAGCCACCGGCACGGAACGCCACCTGCTCGGCCTGGCCCAGGACTGTGCGACTCTGCTTGTTGAAGCTTGAAGACGCCCACATCACTCGGATGTCTGCATCCAGTAGATGGGCATGATCTTCGTTGTGAATGCTGCCGGTGTCGGCAAGGATCTCGGCTTGGAGCCATTCCCACACTTCAGGTGCAGGGGTCAGGCGGATACCGAAGTCGGAGAGCTCAGACAGTTCGAGCAGCGATGCGGGCGGCATTGGCCTATCCATGCATCCCTCCAGTGTCGCGACACAATTTGCTGATGCGCGAAATGTGTCGCGCTACGGTTTCTTCTCACAGTCCATGCAGTGTTCGCAGTTCATGGTCCGGCAGAGCCAGGCCTTCACGCGCAACCACCAGATGACCATGAAGATGTGGCGCAGACCTGCCAGGGCCAGCGACATGTGCAGCGTTAGGCCGGCTGTGGTGGGGCCAAAGAAGATGTTCTGGCTACGCGTCATCACGACAAAGCCGCTGATGGCGATGGCCGAATAAATCAGTTTGCCCAGGATGCCGTCTTTCACATTCCCACTCAGCACGCACCATGTGGCCCACAGCGCAATAAGGCCGCAGGCGATGGAGTTGATCAGTTCAAGACTCATGGTGGATTGCCTCCCCCAAACCTCTGGCGAATCAGCGCCCAGAGGTCAGCGGCTTTTATCGCTCGGTTTATGGCAGCAAGAAGAGAGCCGCCGAAGGTGCCAAGCAGGAAGCCGATACCGGCAACAATCTTTGGCTCGGTGACGTTCAGGTAGGCGCTCACCATGCTCGTCAGATACAGAGAGCAGGCGACACCGGTGATCAGGAACACCATCCATGCACGCCAGTCGGACAGGTCGTCCTTGTGCCACCAACTCGCCACAACGGCACCAATCAGTCCCGCAATCAACAATTCGAACCTGTCGATCTTGTCGAGCAGGCGCTGTAGATACTCCATGCGCTCGACTCCGGCTGTGCATGATTGAATAAAAGGGCCGGTGTGATCGGCCAAACGCTGGGGAGCAGCGGTGAAGTTGAATCAGCTCCAGCAACACTCCCAGCTCAGAGCGATGGGTGTGGTGGAGCTGAAAACGGAAAGGCCCCTGCGTATGCAGAGGCCCTGAATAGGTGCGGACGGCCGGCGCTGATCTCCGGCTTGATGACGATAGGCGTGGACGGGACGCCTCGTTTTATAGCTGCGGGTGTGCGTACTGCAATCCACCTACTCTCCGCACCTGTTCGGCCAATGGATACTAATACCCGCCCCGAACAGCTCTCGCTCACCTGATTAGCGCATCAGCCTACGCATTCATCCGCATAATGTGAGGGTCTTTCCCCTCCTGTCCGCCAAAGGCTATCACGGCGTCGACGCCCTATTGCATCGATCTCGCCGCTCAAGTCTCGCGCCACCCGGAAAGCATGTGAGGTCAAGGTGCGCGGGCTGCCGGTGTTATTTCCGTACGCCGTACTGTCCGGCTAATCGGCGTCCAGGTCGTCCCAAGGGCTGTCCTGGCTACAGGTGAATCTCGGCCAATAAAAAACCCGGCGCTTGGCCGGGTTTCTTTAGGGATTTGAGTAAGTTGCCGAAGGCAAAACTCTAACAATGGCGATACGGTATCACCAGCCGCACGGGAACGCAATAGGCCCTCAAGCGGCCTCGCGCATTTCGTAAATTACTGCTGCAATTGGGCTCAATGCTCGCCGATCCAGATCCTCGCAGCACTCGAAGATCAACTGCAGCACTCCGCCCCAATCCCGCTCCCAGTTGCATGACTCCAAACGAACTTCGTAGACCTGCCACATCCAGGCCCGGAACTTCTCGGCATTGGCGAGCGGGTCTTCGTTGGCCGACTGGCCGCCCTGGTGCATGTGGCGGTAGCGGCGCAGCACACCTTTCACCACGTACTCCAGCTTCTCGCGCTTGGCCGCGGTCATCCGTGGTGACCGGTTCTGCACCAGCAGGAACACCACCTCCTCCGCCGCTTCCCGGATGTCGTCGCACTGGGCGGCGGCGTACATGTAATCCCCGAACACGCGGATCTGCGGGTGAAGCCTGGCGATTGCCGACTGGATGTGACCGGCCAGGGCGCCATGGACGGCATGGTTTGCCGTTGGTCCGCGCTCCGTGTTCTGCACCACCACGCCGAGCTGGACGACGTCGGAGCTCTGGCCCGGGGCCGGGTTGTAATTGCAGTCATGCCAAGCCTGGCGCGCTGAGTTGATTTTCATGCTGCATGCCCCTTCTTCAGTTCGCGGGTCTTGGCCCGGTATTCGGCGGTCATCGCCTTCAGCTGTTCGACGGTGTACTTCTTGGCCTCATGAGGGCCTTCAAGCCACTCGACTGCCTCGGCGCCGATGCGCTTCACCAGCTCGATGCGGTAGTTCACGATGTCGCCGGATTTGTGGTTGTTGCACGGGGCACATTGGCGCCATACGTTGAGCGGTTCGAACCTGAGCTCAGGGTTTCCGCCGACGGTCCGGTAGTGCCCGGCGTGCCATTGGCCGTTGTGATGCCTGCCGCAGCTCACACACGGCAGCCCGACGTCCCTCTCGCGGATCCAGGCGTTGAAAGCGGTCTGGGCGTCCTTCAGATGCTGGGCGCGCGACTTGATGTTCTCCTTACGCACCTTGATCTCCCGGCGCTCGACCTGGGCCAGGGACTTGCGGGCCTTCTCCTGGTTCGCCTGGTTGGTGGCAGCATCGGCAATTGCGCAGGTTGGGCTGCATACGGCCTGGCCCAGGCGTTGAGGGACAAAGGAGGCCTTGCACTCAGCAACACGACACTTTTTGGCACGGGGCTGTTTGGCGGCGAGGCTCATTGGTAAACGCTCCCAGGCTGGCCGGCGTCATTGCTGCCAGTGCAAGCCAGATCGTGATCGCTTGCCTTCGGGCAGCGCTTACATCCACAGACTGAGCACAGAATCATTTTCGTCGAGGACAGCGGCACCCATCCGAAAGGACCTTTCATCCCAAGCTTGTGCTCCTCGATACAACGATGGCATTCGCAGTGAAGGAGATTCATGCCGCCACCTCGCTCAGCAGATCGGCGAACACCACGCCCTGGCCGGTGAAGTACGCAGCCATGCGATCGGTGTACTGGATGCCCTGAGCCCGATTGAACAGGCTGGTCACCGGCATGCCGTCAGGGCCGAACAGATTGCAGCCGCCCATCAGTGAAAGCTTCCGCTCGTAGGACAGGTGCCGCATGACCTGGTACCAATCCGCCTGGAACCCGGAATCCTCGTTCAGCAGGATCTGCACCCCGAAGTGGAGCTTGCAGTAACGCCGGGCGTCGTCCGGGTCGCCGATCTGGGTCATTTCGGAGATCCGCTTGTACATTGCGAACCACAAGGCGTTCTGGTCGAGTGTGCGATCCTTGCCCGGGCGCAGGGAAACCACCACGAACTTCTTGTCGCGGAACATGGCGCTGAGCCGGGTGATGGCTTCGGAGAGCTTGGCCTGGCAGTTGACGCTGATCTTGTCGGTCATAGGCACCCCGCGAAGTCTTCCAGCAGCCCCTGATTGTCCTCGGCCAGCTTGTCGCGCTCTTTTCGCAGCGACTCGTTCTCGGCCAGCAGCTCCAGCGCCACCTCCTCCAGCGTCTTCTCGCCCAGGAACTCTTGCAACGCCTCGGTGTTGCGCTTCCAGTCGGCGCAGTCGGCACGGTAGGACGCTGCCTCGGCCCACAGCAGCTTCTGGAGTTTTTGTTTGTCGATGGTCATGGCTTCACCTTCAGGCCAGCGGCTTCGAGGACATCGCGAATTGCGTAGTCGCGCACGCAGTTGCCGCCAGCTACGGCAGGGGCAGGCAGCTCAATCACAAGCTCCCGACGGGAGGCCTGCCAGGCCGTCCAAGCCGTGCTTATCACCGGGAAGTGATATGCATCCGCCTCTTCACTGCTGCGCTGCAAAGGATTCATAGTTTTGGAATTGATGAAGTGGGTTAACGCCCAGGCTTCAAAATCTTCACGCATCTTGTCGTTGCTCATCAAAAACCCTCCTTGCCGCGCTGTGATTCCCACTCGAACGGGATCACGATCACGCCGCCCTCTCTGAGGCGATCTGCGCAACGATCACCGATCGCGGTAGCCAAGGCCTTCGCGTCCAGGTTGGAAACGATGACGGTGGGCCGCAGCTCCTCGTACCGGCCGTTGATGATGGCGAACAGGGTCGTCAGCTCGAAGTCGCTGGGCTTCTCCTTGCTCACCCCGATCTCGTCCAGGATCAGAAGCGATGGACTGATCAGGCTCGACAGGATCTGGCTCTCGCTTTTCTCGCTGGCGTTGTCGTAGGTGGCGCGGATGGCCTGGAGCACGGAGCCGACGGTGCGGTACACGGCTGTCGCGGTGGTGGTCGCCATGATTTCGTTGGCGATCGCCACGGCCAGGTGCGTCTTACCGGTACCAGGCTTGCCCAACAGCAACAGGCACCGGCCGCTCTCGGCGATGTCCACGAACTCGGCGGCGTACCGGCGGCAAGTGTTCAGGGCCTTGCGCTGTTCGGCGGTCTTGGCGACGTACTGGTCAAAGGTCTTGCCGGCGAAACGTTTGGGGATCAGGGCCGAACCAAGCTTCTCGGCCATGCGGATACGCAGCGCGGTCGCTTCCTGGATCTGGCGGCGAGCCTCTTCCTCCTCGGCGCGGATGCGGCTGCATTCCGGGCAACCAGAGCGCAGGTCACGGCCCAGGACCGAATAGACCTTCTGCTCGTACTCCCCATGGGTTTCGCAGGTGGCTGGCTGGATTCGAGTGCCTGGCGGGTAGGCCGGCGCCGGGATGGCGACAACGTTTTCAGAAGGCATAGGTGCCATCCTCCCGACGAATCAGGCCGGCGGTGTAGTCCCGGTCAGCGAAACCGGTGTGACGGGATGCCGGGAACGGGTGGACGTTGCCGATGGCCTTGTCCGGGAATATCCCGGTCCAGCCGTTGGCGATCGAGATTGCGAGCACCTGGTCCGGGGATGCATGACCCACCAGTGACTTGGCCTGTTGCTCACAGCTCTTGGCGGTCAGTGGCTTGCGGATTTCCTTACGGTGCTGGCACCAGTCGGCCCAGGCCTTTTCGGAAACGTTGTCGGGCTTGGCAGTCATCGGATCGAACTTGCCAGACTTCGCCGGTGCGCCAGCACCTTGCTTTTGATCTTGCTCTTTCTTCTCTTCTCTTCTCTTCTCTTCTCTGGTCCGCAAACTGTCCGCATCCGAAGCGGACAAATTGCGGACAGGGTTTTTCCGCTCATTGCGCTTGCGTTCCGAGTCGTTGGCGCGGCGCTTGGCGCTGGCCCCGTTGTGCTCGTCAAAGCGCGGCATTACGAGGCTTCCATCGTCCTCAAGGGCCGCCCACTCAACGTCGATCATGGCCTGGGTGAAGCCAGGCCAGCCCACCACTGCATCCATCGCATCCACGGTGTATCCCACCAGCACACCATCGTGCGAGTGGGTGTCGAAGATGCTCCAGGCGACATGCAGTCCGCCGATAATCCTCAATCTGTCCGCTTGCAATGCGGACACCATGCGGAACACTTTCGGATGCGTCTGAAGGTCGATTCGCATTTTTATCCAGTCTCCGGCCATTACTTACTGCCTTTGCCGACGATGCCGGCAAGCTCGAGGAAGCGATCGACGTACCAGTGGGGTTGCGTCTCGCGTGGGGATTGGGGGCTGGTGAGGTTCTTGCCGTACTGGAGACCCTTTTCAGTCACCGACCAGAACGGAACCATTTCGCCCTTGGAGTTCTTGCGCTGGAGCTGCTTGAGGAAGCCATGGGCAGCCAGGGCAGTGTTGAAGGCCGCAGGCGCGCAGCGGATGCCGCTGTCCTTGAGTAAGGCTGTGGCGGACTTCGTAGGCATCGATGAGCCGCCGATGGAATCGGGCGCGGCGTCGATTGCGTAGCCTGGGAGGAATTTAGGGTCGAGGCCATTGTTCTGCGCGATCTTGGTCAGCATCATCATTTGGCTTGATGGCGCCGGCTTCAGCAGTCTGGTGAAGCACTCCATGATCGCCAGCTCACCGACGACCTTCACACTGGCGGGCAGCTCGGGCTTTTGAGCCTGCTTTTCAAGGTACTGCCAGCGATCAACCAGCTTGCCGGTGAATTCTGGTGAGAGTTGAGCGACGATAACGTAGCTGTCACGCTCACCCACGTTGTAGACCCTGGTGGCGCGAGGCCGGCCAAGTTTGTCTATTGCCCATTCATCCTCAGATTGAGGATGGACCAATCCGCCCTCGGCCAAGTCTTCGATGAGCCGCTTCACGTTGTCGTGACGCTTCTTGGTCAGCTTTGATATTTCCACCGATGACATAGTGCGCGACACGTTTGAGGAATCTTGGAATCGTGTCGCGACATTGGCCGGGGGCTTGATGTTTGTGGTGGTTTGCATATAATTCGTCCCACACAGATGTTTAAGAGAGCCGGGTCACTACCCCGGCTTTTTTTCGTCCTGAATTTGGCAGAGGCCCTGCGGATTACCCCGAAGAGTCCCTGCCCGAGGCCCTCATTGGGGGCACCAGCTGAAGGATCTTGGCCTTCTTCCTTCCCACTTCGGAAAGCGCGCCACAGGCAATGGCGGTTTCCGTCATTTCGTTGATCGCACGGCTGAAGCTCCAGCCGTTTGCGCGCATCAGTTCCTCCACTCGCTGTCGAGTCCGCGGAGGCAGCCTTTCAAGCTCTACGGTCATTTGGCCCTCCAAAGGGGCTTCAGCCCGCGATATCTTCTTGTTTGTCCTGCATCAGTTCCTCGATCACGCCGTTGGCTACGGCCCACTCGATGATTTCGTACAGGTAGGTCGCGTGCTGCATACGGGTCTTGGTTGCGGCTTTACGCAGAATCCGATCAAGCACCGGTTCGAATCGAACCTTCACCGGGATGGCGCGCTTTTGATTGGGGTCCATGTACATGCTTCGATGCTCCTGGCTGTTGAAGAGAAAACGGTGGGTTGTGGGTGTCGGCACGTCTACGCAGCCTGGGATTTCTGCTCAGCTTTCAGCGCGCCCAGGGTGATTCGCTCGATCTGGTACTGGCGCAGCTCGGGCACGTCATCCCACTGGCGGACGGCCTCGTAGGTGACGCGCAAGGCTTTTGCCAGCGCCGAGACGGAGCCGAAATGCTTGATTGCTTGTGATTTGGTCATGCCGACCTCCTTTTGCTTATTCATATTCAAGCATGCTTGTGTTTGCAAGGCAAGCATGCTTGACAAGCTCTCTTGTAGATTGCTCGCATGAAAATTACTGATCGAATCCAGAAGCTGGTCGTGACCCGGAAGCCAGATGTTGGCCCGCGTAGCTTCAAGCGTGATATCGCGACCACTTGTGGGGTCAGCTATGAGGCTGTTCGCCAATGGTTTGCTGGTGACACGAGCAACATCAAAAACGAACACCTGATTTCCATTGCGGAAGGCTATGACACCAGTGTCGATTGGCTTCTATCGGGCCGAGGCGAACCACCTCGAAGGAAAGATGCGCCGCCCTTGATGGACGCCACCGACAGCAAGTCGGCTGCCGATATCGTCCGGCAGATGCTGGAGAAACACGGAAAGAGTCTCACTGAGGATGCTCGCAAGATGATTGCGAACGCTGTGGAGGAAACCGCCGTCCAGCTTAAATCTGGAAACGTCATCCATGTGGACTTTTCGCGCCCAGGGCAGGTTGGCGACGAGGTTTGGATTGCCCATTACGACGTTCGGGCGGCTATGGGTGGCGGTCAGGTACCTGGCGATTATCCAGAGGTGCTCCAGGACATACGGGTAAGTCCGACGCATCTTCGGCAGATGGGAGTGGAGTTCACCGAGCACTACCACCTCAAGGTCATCACCGGCTGGGGTCAGTCAATGACTCCCACCATCAAGCATCGCGACCCACTGTTAGTCGACGTCAGCATTCGGGAGTTCGTCGGCGACGGGATATACCTGTTCTCACATGACGACATGCTTTACATCAAGCGCTTGCAGAAAAAGGGGCGCGATCATTTCAAGATGATCTCAGACAACACCAATCACCCTGCCGAGGATATTCGCGTGGATGACACCTTCATCCAGGCGCGGGTGCTGCTGGTCTGGAATGCGAATTTGGTTTAGCAGCTTTAGAGTTATCCATTCAGCAAAGGAAATTTATCTTGGCCAAGGAAAATGACGCGGGGAATGGCAAAGGGCTCCCAACAGCAACGCACAAAGGCGTGCTGAAAATTGCGGACATGGAGATAAATTGCTTCGTCCTTGATGATGGTCGAAGGGTTATATCTGGCAGGGGGATGACAGCGGCCATTGGTATGAAAGGGCGTGGCCAAGGTATTGCCCGAATTACCAGCTTAAAAGTCATAAAAACGTTTGAAAACAATGCTTTGATGCTGGCCATGCAAAACCCAATTCAATTCCTGGGCGGCTCACCCCGAAAAGGTGTTCCCAGTGATGGATTTGAGGCCTCAACACTGCAGGATCTCTGCGAAGCATTGCTTCAAGCACGTGATGCCGATCTGCTGAAAACAGAGCAGGAAATCCGGTACGCGCAATTCGCCGACATCTTGATCCGGTCTTTCGCGCGAGTCGGGATCATTGCTCTTGTTGACGAAGCGACTGGCTTTCAAGGCGAGCGACCTGCAGATGCTCTACAGCAATACCTTGAGCTTTTGGTCAGTAAGGAACTGGCTGCATGGGTAAAGAAATTTCCCGACGAGTTCTACGAAAACATCTACAAACTTAAAGGCTGGGTTTGGCCTGGCATGAAGAAAAACCGCTATAGCGTGGTAGGCAAATACACAAGGGACCTTGTCTTCGAGCGCCTGGCACCAGGGCTTCTTCCTGAACTCGAAAGCAAAAGCCCAAAGAACGCCAAGGGGCAACGAAAATCAAAGCTCCACCAGTGGCTTACCCAGGATATTGGCGATCCCATGCTTGCCCAGCATATGCACACCCTTGTCATGTTCCAGCGCTTAGCTATTGCGAATGGCCATAGCTGGGAGCGATTCCTTAAAACGGTCGACCAAGTATTGCCCAAGCGTGGGGAGACTTTGGAATTGCCGATGGATCATCTCGAATAACCAAACCCCATGAGCCCGGCCAAGCGCCGGGCTTTTCTTTGCCTGTCAGAAAGGCGCCCCCTCCTCTACCCTTTCTATAACCTCAACCGGCCTATCCTCCTCGGCGCACGCCTCCCACCTCAGTGTTACCGATCCATCGTCGTTGAATGTCATGTCTATGCCATCCGTTTCAGATAGCCGGCCCATCACCTCCTCCCACTCCTGATCTCCGTCGCTGTCCAGGCGATGGATCGTCACCCAGCGCTGAAGCTGCGCAACCGGGTGATTGATCATGTTCGATACCCTCAGGCCAAGCCGCTCAACCCCCGCCATCTCCCCGTCCCGCCGGGAACCTTCAGTACCTGCCAGCTGCCTCATAACCCCTCCTATTTTTATGCTGTATATCCATACAGTACGAAAAATAAATACAAGCGTGCTTGCATTCAAAACACAAGCATGCTTTTATTAATGCAAGCCGACTTGCAAAGCGAAACACAAGCAAGCGGCCAGGGCCTCAACAGACCCACCGCTCTTTAGCTCCACCCCTTGCCGGATCACCACCGGCCCAGATTCGAAGGCAGCGATGAACCGGCCTCAACGGTTCAGAGGGTTGGCAACTGACCC